CAGCAATTGTGTTACTACCTTCCCACACTTCCCTAACAACCCATTCAGAACCTATTAAGATTTCTGGAAACTCGTTTGCAATTCTCTTAACTCGATCACCAACTCTAAACTTATTTGTTTTAACCTTATTCATTCAACCTCTCCTCGAAATATTTTAACACAAAGGTGTTACTTGCAGGCTTTTTAGCTACCTAGAAATTATATTATACAACTTCTGATTACAAATAACAACTCTTTGTGTTTATTGATTTACTCTTTGCTTGTTAATTAGTCGGTAATGTCTACTTCCCAATTCATTAAAGCTTCATAAACTCGTTGGTCAATTTGATCTTTCCATTTGTTAGCTACCTCCTTAATGTGAGTTTCTTTAGCCTCTTTGTATACATAAAAAGCTTCAGATACGCTTGAAAAATAACCTAAATTTCTCGATCTTCCGTAAGCAGATAACTTAGATACATATTTGTTCAGTGGTTTATGAAAACATACTCCAACAGGATATTCACCTCTGAGTTTATCTCGTTTAACAAAAAGTGAATTAATCTCTCTAGGAACAAAACAACAAGTTTCAGGGGAATAGACTTTATTACCTTTGACTAGGATATCTTTATCTAAAGCGAAACCTTTCTCACCAAAACCAACTTGATTGTGACACCATTCCTTGAAGAAAGGGAAATACCTAAAACTGCTAGTTACCTCACAACCCTCGTAAGTTTTTCTAGTATCGTTTGTGGTAGAGTAACACCTATCTAACATCCCTACCCAAACAGTATACTCCTTACTTTGTTTCCCATTTTCTAAAGGATATTTTTCACCAACAATACCTACACCGTACACCGAAGGTTTGAGCCTATCCTTAATCTGTCCGCTTATTATGTTCGCCAACCTGCATTTTGTTGTGTAGCCTGTCTCAATAAAACGAACTGTTACTTCCGTAGCTGACACGCATTCCAATACCTCAAGATTGCCACTTTGTTTAGTTGGGAACAACTTACCTTCGTATTTCACCTTACCACAATTTGCTCTACCCATAGTAAGCCTCCTTCATATAAGTCAAGGACACGAAACAAGGTACAGCGAACCCGTCTTTTGCTTCATGTAGTATAGTAAGTCCTCTGAAGTGATTGTTTCCTTGATAACCTTTATACCCCTCCATGTGATCGTAACAAGCTCCATTCACAATACCTATTTGCTGTTTGCCGTCAATTGTTGGTCGAATTGCTACATCTAGCACTTGTTTATGTCCAACAACAAATGAACGACCTACAGTTTTAAGAATGTTCATTGCATTACCACCGTAAGGTTTACCATTCATAGGGTTAGCTAAGTAATGCACAAAGAATATCCCATTCACTTCAACAGGTTTCAAGAAAGGGTGTACTTCCCACCCGTATTTTTCAAAAGGTAGTAAGTCAGTCCCTAATGTACCAATCAGCTCAGGGTTATCGTCAATGTACCGATCTAAACGATGTTCGTGATTACCTAAACAGAATATCTTACGAGGGTTGTAGTTTTTGTGCTTTTGCATAGCCATGTTTAGATATTCAAACCCAGTATTTCCAGCTTCAATATCTTTGATTAACCGTTTACCTTCAGCACTAGATTTACCTTTATCATAACTAGATAGGCTAGGGAAGTCGTAATGGTCTCCAATATGTACAATTACGTCAGGTTGTTTCTCTGCAATGTAGTGCCCAATCCAAAGCATGTACTCTAAATCTTCTTCTGACTTACACTGGGTATCGGCTACAACTAAAATTGTTTTCTTAATATCTAAATCAAACTTATAGAGTGGTTCTTTACCTAAGTTAGATTCACCACTCATAGCTTTACCAATGTTACCGATAGCGTTTGCAACATTACTACATGCTTCAGCAAAAGAAGTTTTCTTTGGTGTTTCTAAATACTGCTCACCACCTTCACTAACTTCATCCTCCAATACACCCTTAATGTATCGTTGAATAGTTGATCTATTCAAACCCAATATCAAACAAGCAGAGCGTTGTGAATGACCTTCTTCAATTAGTTTTGAATACTCTTGGTAGTCGGTTTCTGTTATCTTACTCAATCTTCTTCTCCTTCTACCCAAAACGATGCGTCCAAGACGTTGCTTAGTTCATTTTCTAACAAACTATCAAGAAATTCATCCTTTTCTGTTTTAGATAGTTTCAACCACTCTTGTTCGGTGTAACCTAAATCCTCAAGAGTATATTCGTATTTATGGTTCGCTCCGTAGTAACCAATCCCGATATTACCTTTAATTACAATACTCATTTCATTCTCCCGCAATTAAATCATTTGATAATACAACGTACACTTCTTCACCTTCTAATCTTTGATCAGCGAAAGCATCTAAAATGTCATTCAACTCATCGTAGTAAATATCTTCATCTTTGTGTTCTGAATAAGCTTCTTCAATACGACTTAGGCATTTGATAAATGCTCCGTACTCATCTTTTGGAATTAAATATTTATGACCACCATCGTCATCAAATATAACATACATTTGCTTAACTTTATACACCTTGTTGCTCCTTTAATAAACTTAATTTGTGAGCTGCGATTGTCTTACGTCTAAGTGATTGAGTTGATGATACAGGAAGTTGATGCTCCTGTAAATAGGCTTTATCTTTCTTTTGTTTAACTATTTCGATCACTTCTTTTTCGATCTTAGCTTCTTCAAAAGAAATCCCTTGCTTCTCAGCATAAGACTTGATCTTGTGTGCTTCTTTAGACACAAGCTGAAGATCGTCAAGAGTAATCATAACAATTCCTTTAACGAAAGGGACTAAATCATCAAGTGTTTTTAGAGAGTGATTCCCTTCTTTATGGTCAACTTCCATATCTCCAATCGGATAAGTATTTCCAGTTAAAGCACACACACCACCCCACACCTCTTTGACCTTTCCTCTAGGGTTTGGATTAGGAATTTTAACCCTGTTCTGCTTAATAAACTCAAGTTTAACAGGGTTTTTAGACCAAAGGTATCTTCGTATGCCACCTCGTAACCAAGACATGTAAGCACTCTCTGTAGCCCAAATGTGAGGGTATATTTCCCATAACTTTTTGTCATCAATCATTAATCACCCCTTTCAAAAACTTATCTACACTAAAGTATTCATCTTTGATTTTAGAGATAAATACAAGACTCCCTGTAAATTGTAAATTATCCTTCCAACTTTCACCATAAGATAACTTATAAATGTCTGCAACACATTCTTTCATCAAAAGTTTATCATGCTTTACATCATCAAGAAGTTTCATAGCTGTAGCTTCTCCAATAGATTTACCACCAACTCCGTACTTCTCTTTAATTTCTTTTGAGATAAAGTTAATTCCCACAATGTTGTCTGTCGATCTGTCCCCGTGTAATAACTGACAGCACAAGTTATAGAAAGCCTGTGTCTTGTTAATAAAGAATACGCCTTTATCCATCTTTTGATAATTAAAGAATAAACCACTCTGAGTAGTTAAGTCTTTATCCACCATAGCACATATATGAGTATCAATATCTTCCATAACAGCAGCTAAACAAAAGTCCTCTGCTTCTGCCCCATGAGCTTCTACAACACGTTCTTTGTATTTCCAACACACATAGTCGTGTACAAATTTACGCATTGGTGGTGACTTCTTACGTGAAGCTTTGTATTCAGGGTATAACTCCTTACGGAAGTTGTCTTTACCACCTAAATAGAGAGTATAGTCACCAACCCATTTGTGGTCTAACACAGCGTTTAACTTGCTATTAAAGTTAGAGAAAGCAAACCCGATACAAGGTACATCAAAGTCTTTAACTGTGAAATTCTTACCTTTTTCATCATTTTCTAAGAAATCAATGAAAGCACTAAAAGATTCAAATGTTTTCTTTCTTCCACTTCTGTTGTGCTTAACCACACAAGGCTCTTTATCAATCACAACAGCGCACGCCATAACGAGCGTGTCTGCATCAATGTGTAAATGGTACTTCTTGTTTGGATCAAACACACTAAAATTGTAGTCGTCTATACTATACATTTATTTTACTCCTAATCTGTAATTTCTACTTGGTAGCCCATAAGAGCTTCATAGACCCTCGTGTCTATGAAGCTCTTCCACTTGTTAGCCAACTCTTTAATGTAATTTTCTTTAACTTCTTTATAAGCATGGAATGCTTCTATCTCTGTATCAAATGTACCTAACCACACAGATTTTCCATGTTTTGTGAGACTAGAACCAAAACCTCGACCCTTTTTGCAGACTCCAATTAAGTAATTGCCTCGTTTCAAACGTCTTAGTGTGAGAAGATTATTAATCTCTCTAGGTACAAAACAACAAGTATCTTCAGCATACACTTTATTACCTTTCACCAGTATGTCTTTGTCTAAATGCCAATCTTCTTGGTCACAACCTATTTGATTAACCCACCACTTCTCAAAGTTTTCATAGTCTTTGAAATAGTCTGACATTTCACACTGAGCGTATGCTTTCGCTTTACTTCTGTAGCACCTAGATACGACATTTCCCCAAGTAACATAAGATTTCTTATAAAGAAGCCCCGTTTTTAGTTCTAACTTACCTAACGAACAACCACCAGCAATATTTCCAAAACTTCTATCTTTAACCTGTCCAAGTTTAACATTCCCCATATTCGTTGTCACAATGTTCCCTGTTTGTAAGAACAGTATTTCGACTTTCGAATAACTTTTATATGAGATGACTTCCACTTCACCGCAATTTTTTGTCTGGTATCTGCAACCAACATACTTATTATCTCTTTCCACTTAATATCTCCCCTATAAATAGAAACACCTCCAACTAGGAGGTGTTTCTATTTATTTAGCTGTGTAAATCGTCATTCAAAGTTAAGAATGAATTAAGTTTAGCTACTGTTTCACCTAATTTAGATGTAGCAGTTAGTTTACCAATCTTATTCAAATCAGTCATTGTAGTCAACCTCCCAATTTATTAAAGCTTCATAAACTCTAGGATCAATCTGTTCTTTCCATTTATTAGCAACCTCTTTGATGTAGGTTTCTTTCGCTTGCTTGTAAGCTAGGAATGCAGACTCCTCGCACTGGTGTAATCCTAAAAATACAGATTTACCTTTTATACTCAGAGATGCAGAATATTTTAATAAAGCTTTATTAAAATAGACACCTAAAGGTTGCTCTCCTCTGTGGTTTTTTCTTAAAGTGAATAACCCATTAATCTCTTGAGGTACAAAACAACAAGTTGTTTCACTATACACCTTATTACCTTTCACCAAAATATCCTTATCTAAGTGGAACAGTGCCCCTTTTTCATCTATAGAGTTAAAACCAACTTGCTTATTACACCAATCTTTGAAATAAGTAAAGTATTTAAAGTTATCAGATACTTTACAATCTACGTATGTGGTACAATGGTATTGTTGAGACTTTCTTTCATAGTAACACCTCTTTAACACCTCTACCCAAACAAGATAGTGTGGTTTATCATCTTCAGATATTGTACAAAAACCTGTTACACCAACACCGAACACGCTAGGTAACAAGTAGTCTTTTACTTCTCCTTTGTTTATGCTTGATATATCAACACGGTATTCACAACCTGTACTTAAGAATTGTATTAGCCTTTTATTATCGTTCCCAGTCTTGCTCAATATCTTAAAAACTCCACAATTGTTGGAATGTACAGTGTCCCCAACTCGGTATCTACCCACCCCTTATACTCCTCAATCTAAGCTCTCAACTAACTCTGAAAACTCTGCCATTTTTAACATAGTTTCACCCAATTTCTGTGTTGCTTTTAATTTAGCTACCTTGTTCAAATTATTCCATTTTACTTCAGGTAATTCTTCATCTACTACAGTCTTAATATCTTTAAGTTCTTCGTTTAAAGTATCAATCTCTTGGTGGATAGAAATGATACGTTCTAGCAGTTGTTTTACTTTAGTTAAATTCATTTGTGTTACTCCTTAATTAATTTAATAGTGGAGAGCATATTGCATTACCTTACACCCTCCGTTTATTACATCAGATTAAAATGGTACTGAGTCGAAATCTTCATCAGGAATAGTTGTTGGTTTAGGTTGTGTAGGTTGTTTCGCTACAGGTTGTTCTTGTGATTCACCACTATTTAAAGCTTCATACGCTTCAATTGCTTTCTGCATCTTACTGCCTTGATAGTTGTTAG